GCCGTCGTGCATAGACCCTAAGCCAAGATTTACAATCATATTCCAAAACCATTGACCGGTACGATTACCAATAGCCGGGTTATCCATTATACTTTCCTCGCATCTTATAGCAAGAGCCATTATCATTTCCAAAACACTACACGGCTTGGTATCTAAATATAATTCAATCAATTCATCATCAATCGAATTTTCATACCCGAAACGATACCTCAAATCTATTCCGTCTTCAGCCCTGTTGCTATCCATTCCGATATTGTATACAAACTCGGTATTGTGCAAATATAAAAGAAGCTTCCTATACGAAAGCCTCTTGTTATATTGATTATTGCACACCAATCTATACATCCAATCGAAATAGTCTTTATTTAATTTATTCTTCGTTTTTATTTCTCCTTTCTAAGATATGGCTTCGAGTCGAGAACTTCGGAATATGTATGACTGTCAAGTAATATCTCGTAATCACAGCTAAGCCTATCATTCCTTACAAATACTGAGTCATCCTCATATTCACCAAAGTGACTGAAGAAATCAACTCCGACTACTTCTTCAACATCTTCTACCAATTCATCACAATCGTCAGCTAACACACCATCAGCATAATAATGTAAACTGATTGTCTCGTAATCATCTATTTCGCCAAATTCCTCAGGCTTAATTATATATGGTTCAATTGTTTGCTTTTGTTCATCCCTTGCATAACTTGCATAATTCATATATCCGCTTTTTGTTACTCTTTCTTTATACTCCCTTACTTCGTCAATTGCTCTATCATCTTTTTTCGGTTTTTTAAATTCTTTTAGTAAAACCTCTTTAATCGAGTCAACCTCCTCTTGCACCAGTTGCTCATACCTATTTTTTATAAGAGTTGCAGTAGCAATACTGCCAATAGCTAAACCGAATATAAAAGCTGTCAAATGTGTAGCCTTACTCATTCTTCTTCCTCCGTTCCTAATGTCATAGCCGTCAACGCCAAACCTCCAAATAATAACGAAACACTTATAAATATACCACCTACAATATGTCTTTTTCTTTTACTGTCAAGTGTAAAATCAAGTGTTGCAATAAGAGCTTCAAACGCCTCCATAAGCAACTCCGCTCCTTCCTCCGGACAGCACTGCTAAGCCTGTTATAAAACAAATTCCCGACATAGCGGCTAAAGTATAAGATACAAATATAATTCCGTTCTTCATATTAACAGCTCCTTTCATAAAAAGCCCCTCGGTCACAATTACATAAACCGAGGGTAATCAATAATATCTCTGTAGTAGTTTCCCGAACTACAACTACCTTGTACCATTCACATCTTTTCCCAAATATTACCATCAACATTAAAATCCAGTAATATCACAGGTTCATATCCGTTGACAAAGTTTCTTGTAGCTGAACTGTTTTGGTCATAAATACCAAAGTCTACGAAATTATCACCGATAGGGCATTTTTCATCGTATAACCAACCTACAACCTGACCGGCTTTGGTTCTCTCAATACCAAGCATATCATAAACCTCATTAAGGAATAAATAACCTCTGACTCTCAACAAATCGTTAGCATATTGTTGTTGCTTTTTTAAAAACATTAAATTAAATTCGGGTCGCTCTTCCCAATTAGGATTTGTTTGGTCAAAGAACCTTGCAAAATCACTGTACTGATTTGGGTCTACAGTATCTACTGTTTTTGTAATCGTTTTTTCGTTACCCTCTTCATCAATTACTTTCTCTTCAATATCAGTAGCTTTAATATTGTGTCTGAGCTTGTAATCAACTTCATTTCCAAAGCGCTCAACCACACAACTTCTGTAATCTTTAAAGCCTTTATCAATAGCAGTGTAAGCAGCTGCCAGTGCAACATTGCGCTGTCTTAAAATATTATTAGAAGCAACAATACTACTCAATGAGAGTACACCAATAGCTATAGCAGGAGCATATAACTTAGCAATTTTAACACCCGTCTGCAAATATACAATAGTTGTATCTTTCTTATAGTCCTCTTCCGAATACTCATCTGAACCATCGCTGTCTTCTACACACTCGTGTATCTTATCAAGGCTTTCATTAGCTTTATCTAAAATATCAGGGAGCTTAGTAGTTGCTTTACAAGCCATAACGGCGCTTGTTACGACACCTATAACACCCGCTACAATTAAAATTTCAGGGCTATGCTTCTTAAGCTGAAAGCCGGCTCTGTGAATGGTACCAACCATTTTGTTTACGATTTCGTTTTTCATTTTTCATTCTCCTTTTCTAATTTTTCAACGTGGTCAATGAGATGCTCTAAATACCACTTAGCTTTTTTCAAATCCTGAACACCGTTCTTTTTCTTCCAACGGCAAATATACTTAATAACGTTACCTGTATCTGTCGCCTCAATACCTTTAAGGTCAAATGTAAATGCCTCAATTACATCAATAGCTTCCAATCCCGTTTCCGAAATATAATGCTGTGGATGCGATACAATATCATCGCGAAAATCTTTCATAAAAACACTCCTTTCAATTTAATGGTAATGCTCTTGGTAGCTTGAGCAAATATCCATCTCTTGTTCTTACCACATGCGCACTTCTTATATTGGTCCAGCCATACTTATTAACCGTGTAATTCGTTGTTGAAATACCAGCAAGGTCATATAAATCACCAACACTTACTACACCATACCGGTTAATAATGTCATCCATAGCACATAAAACTGCCTCGGCTGCACCTCTGCTGTTACATATAATGTTGTCGTAATTGAAATTGCCTCTAGTTCTGTTTAATACTTCTTTTCGGTCATCTTTCCTATCGTAGCAACGTTCGTATGAAACTTTAGAAGTAATGGAATTTTTGCCAGACTTCACAGTTTCCCCGAACAACATCATATCAATTCCGTTTTTTACAATATCAGATACAGCATCTTTTACAGCCGGTATTAATACATCCATAATAATGTAGGACTTAACACTTGCTACATCTTCCGATATGAAAGCATCAGCAAATTCCTGAAATTTACTTTTCTTTCGTATTTTTGCCGACGAGTTCACAACAGCCGTTCTTCTTTCCCTATTTTCAAGAGCCTTTTGTTCTTCCCTCGATTTATGAGAATTGGATTTATATTCTTCCATCATTTTCTCCTTTCTAAATAGCCCTAACTTCATTTGGTAATATAATTTTGGTATATGACTCTCGGTTATTCTCTTTCTTCCAACGATAAATAAGGTTATTTTTCGCTTTCTTGTCTGAATTAGCCATAGTTTCACCATGCCAGTTTGACTGAACACATCTACCGAATTCCATTATAGGACCATCATACACATACTTTTTCATAATGACACCTTCCCTCAAAAGAAAAAAGAGAAAGCGCCTTGCCATAGGCACTCTCTCCTTAAACCCTAAATATCTTTTAGTCGATTACATTATCCTCGTCATCAACTATGTCCTCCTGATAAACCTCCGGGTTAGCTGATATGCTTGCTTTGGTAGCACGTCTTTCTCTATATCTATCAACAGCCGGTTTAGCGATGTACTTGTAGATAACAACACCCACAAGTGCTCCCAAACCAAAAGTCGCAATAGACTTAAAGCTTCCGTTACTAACCTTAACAGCCTCCTCAGCTACTGTCTCGATGATTTCCTCATTGTTGCTCATAATCTCGTTTTCGTTCATAATTGTTTTCTCCTTTCGAAAATATAATTTTATTGGTTTCATAATACACCTTGTAATTTTTGCGAATTAATATCTGCCAAAGTCATACTTAGGTGCAACTCTGTAGCTTATTACCAAGCACGGTATACCATCATCTGTCAGCTGTGAACTGAAATCCATTTCTATGTAGCCTTGGTCTATATTCCAGCCCAAATCATTTCCTATTTCGATTGGATTAATACCTATCTCCATATAAAATTCATTAAGTGAAATATACATTTCATCACGCATTCTACGATTTAACTCATTCTCGGCTTTTTTCAATTTGTCAATATCCGATTTAAAATATCGGTCTGAGCACGCATCGTAGCATAAAGTATTACCCTTGTCAGTAAATATAATTTGATTGCTAGCCGGTGGATTATCCGTTATCTTATCCTTTGCAATAGCATCTCTTACTGCTTGCTCCTTGCGTTCTCCGACTGTTTCAATTACCTTTTGCTGATACTCTTTCAGAGTTGACTCAGATAAAGAATATGCCGCTGCAAGCGCCGCATTACGCCTTAAATTAACCGAGTTTGCCCCGATTAAACATACAACTGATAAACAACCCGTTGCTACTGCCGGACTATAACATTT